TTTGCTGCATCAAGTTGAGGAATTGTGGGTGGCTTTCCATGTTCAGTCTGAACCTCAATGCTGTGCAAATCATATTTTGCTTGTGCAAGAGCATCAATTTCAGTGCGCAGCATTTCTACTTCAGCAGCAGCAGCGCGTAAGGCAGCCTCATCTAAAACTGGTTGTTGTCTGTAATCTTGACGCAAAAAGTCTTTCACTGCTTGCGACATAGTTGCCAAGCCCTGTGCCGCAGCAATCAAAACTGGACTAAGGTTTACCAATGCTTCAGTCAGATTTGCGCTAACAACCATAGATAAAGCATCAAGCTTATCAGCAGCAGCGGCTGCATTATCAATTACATTTTTATTGATAACAACACCAAGACTCTGCGCCTCTGCTGCCATTGCATTTAGGCCAGCAGAACCATCTGCCAGCATATTGACCATCGCCAAGCCACTCTTACCAAATAGATCAGTTGCAAGTGTTGCGCGTTGTGCTGGATTTTCCACAGCTGCAAGTTTGTCAGCAATTGCGCCGATGGCGTCATTTAGTGGCATGGTGGAAAGCACTGCGCCAGACAGGCCAAGGGCATCAAATGTTTTCTTAGCAGCAGTCCCACCCATTGCGGCATCGCCAAGATTCTTGGACAACTTCTGCATAGACGATTGCAAAACATCAGCAGAAACACCACTTAGCTGTGCTGCATATTGCAATTCCTGCAAGGCATCTGTCGTGATGCCGATGGCATCTGCCGCATCGCGCAGATCACCAAGCTTGTTGGCAGCATCGCGCACCATCTGCCCAAGTTGCTGAACTGCTGCAACAGTGGCAAATGCAGCAACACCCTTGGCTAGTTTATCAAAACCAGCACTGGCAAAACCAAGGTCTTTATTCGCATCTTGTGAGAATTTTGCAATTCGCTTGGCATTCTTGTCCATTGCCGCAGCAAATGCTTTGTCTTTTGCCGTTAGGATGATGTTTAGCTGTTCTGCACTAATTGCCATCAACTTGCTCCACAAGTGTGCGATACTGGTCTGCCGTCATTGCATTCGATCCAGCTTTACTTGGCGAATGTGCATCATGCCAACCTTGGAACACTAGCCACGCATCCAGTGGAATCATATCACGGATTTCATTTGGACGTAAGCCAATCACAATTCCGTTCTTGATCATGCCGCGCACGTTCAATCGGCTAGGTCGCTCTCCTCCGCGATCTTTTTTTTTGATGTTTCATCTAATGCATCAGGCATAAACGCTACACCAACCACGGCCTGTGCGATCTGATACAGGCGCAAAAGATCAGCGGGTGTTGCAGCAGCAATCACCTTATCGGCCTCTGCATCCTTCATTCCACCGCCGACAAGTGCCAGCGCAAGAATGTCTCGCGTTTCTTTGCTGTTTAGCTTTACGCCACGGCCAAACAGACCTTCCCAAACTTCAAAAATCCCGCGATGCTTATCTTCAAACCGCTCAATTTCACGATTGCGCAGCAGAAAAACATAGGAGGTGTCGCCGATATACTCGACAACACCCCCGCGCGGCGCTTCAGCCGTGATGCTCATCAGATGGCCGTGAACGTCACAGCGCCAGTGCTGGTCAACGACAGCGAATACGTCACGCCGCCTTCAGTCTCGCCCCCCCATTCCAGAGATTCCACATAGAAGGAACCAGAATAAGTGCCAAATGCAGGAACAGTCACTTTGAAGTTTCCCTTGGGATCAGCCAGCATTGCGATGGTATTCATGCGCAGTTCTTGAACGCTGTCTTCAAAATATCCGTCACCAGAAAACGAAATGTTTTTGACGCCGTTCAGGTTTTCCGTCCACAAAGCACCTTCAGGTGTGGTGCAGTCGGGTGTAGTCACATCGATCAGCGAATTGTTGATCGTGATTGCCTTGCTGTTCAAGCCACAAAGATTGGTAAAACCTTCAGTGGGTGTTGCGCCATCGCCGATCTTTACAAGCAGGGCGCGTCCAAGTTGTTTAGCCATGATGGCCTCCATATAAAGGGCTTGCCCAAGGCCCGTTGCTAGGCTTATTCAAGCAATGCTTGAAGTGCGATTACAGCCGTGTAGCCACGGCCATCAGTGTCTCTTGTAACTGAGTAGGTCTGAAAAATCAATTCGACCAGTGTGAAGCCAGTTACAGTTACGCTTGTTTCCTGCCGATGCAATGCAGCCCGCACAGCTTCAACCATCTGAACAGCCTGAACGCGACCAGATGCCGATCTGCTATTTGCTTCAATAGTGATGTCTACTGCCGATCCAGCAGTGCTATCTGTATCAAAGGCATTCGCAGTGATGGCATCAAAGCGCAGATATGGAAAAACCACATCCTGCGGTGGTTCATCATAAATGCGCGTTGATACGATTGCGGAGACCCCAGCATTTGCCACAAGCGCAGCCCGCAAGCCTTTCTGGATGGCAAGTGCAAAGCCGTCAGCCATTGGTTGCTTCCTTCATGCCACGGCGCACAGCAGATTTGATGCTGTTGGAAAACTTTTTGCCCTGCATTTTTTGTGCAAGGCGAATATACGGCTGCGCTGCTGTTGTGCCGCGATTGCCTTTTTCGCGGCCAAATTCGACAGCCTTCGCCTTGATCTGGTCGTTCTTTACTGGCGGTGCAGCTTCGACAGTAGCAGTCAAACCATCTGCTTCATATGTCGTATGAATCCAGCCCTTCAATTCACCACTTTTGACAGGAACTAAACGCCTAGCCATGTTTGCGGCCTGTTCCGTGTTGGTGCGCACTGATTTGACAAGATTGCGCTGAACAGCGGCTGGCATCGATGCAAGTTGTTTGATTAGCTTTTCTGCGCCATCAACCTTCATGTTGCCACCCCACGTTCCAACAGGAACTCAACAACAACATTCTTTGCATCAACATGGGTGATGTTCTTGATTGCCCATGTATAGCCACGGATCACCACACGATCAGCGGTCGTTATGCCGTTGCTGAACGTATCTGCACGGCAGCGCATGGTAGCCATAGCCACATCATTCAATGCCCCCCCTTGGATCGTCTCACGGCCTGTGCGCTCACGCAGATCAGCCCAGCGCGTCCCAGCGGTTGACCAGCCAGTGTATACATTGCCATAAGCATCGACAGCGCTTGCATCTAAGCGCTGGAATGTGGCCCGCTCACTGAATGCGCCAGCCTTAGCCATAAAATGAATTCCGTTCGATGCCGATCATGTCGGTGAAACCAAATGGCAAGTCATACAGTTGTTTATCTGTGGCCGTCTCGCGCATATCATACCAGTGCGCCACCAGCATCATCAGGGCATGGCGCACAGTCTCAGGCACACTGGCCGATGTTGCGCCATATCCAATCACATATTCAATCTTGATGGCATCATCTCGCGTTTGCGTGACAGGCCATGCCTTGCCAGATTTTGGTGAAACGCTGATGCGGTTTGGTGTGCCAAACACATTGAAATCAGACAGCGTGGCGGTCTGCAAAACGCCATCAACATCATAGTATTTGATCGCAGAGACAGACTGAACTGGGCCAAGCGTTAGATATACAGTGTTTGGATTTGGGGAAAGCCACTGCCCCCAAGTCTGGGTGATCATGGCCTTGCCCAGCGCACCTTGCGCGTCAACAAAAGCCACTGCCGCATCGATCAAACGCTGAATGATCGTGTCATCATCGCTGCCTTCAACCTTCATCTGTGCCTTTGCTTCCGCCAGCGAAATTGGTGCGGTGGCGGGTGCTGTGACACGGACTAGGGAAAACTGCGGAGACAGCATTTTTATTCCTTCACGGCTTTTTCGACAGCAGCCTTTTTCACAGCGCGTTCAATCGGAGCCGATACCACATTTTCAGCGATGCCAGCAGCAACATAACGCACAGCTTCCAGATCAGTAACATCAATGATGTCGCCCTGATCATGGGAAAAATCCATTCCAGCCATCGAAGTCAGCAAACGCACTTTAGCCATGATGGCCTCCAGTTGGTGGTGGGCAGGACCATAGCCCTGCCCAGTTGTTTTAGGCGTTCTTGAGGTGCTTGATAGCGGCGGTGTTAGCCAGCACACCATCGAAGCGGGCATAGCCCAAGATGCCATAGTCAGGAGCGAAGCGCTCACGGGCCACGAACAGCGTGGGTGCGCCAACTTTACGCACATAGAACTTCGACATATCGCCAAACAACATGACCTTTGCGCCAGTTGCCAGCGAAGCCATCGCTTGGTTTACAACCACGTTGTAGCCCAAGATGTTCTGCGGAACGCCAGCCTGATAGTTGCCCATCTGCCAGAGGTAGTTGCCCTGACCATCCTTCAACTTGCGAACAGCAGCCAAGGTGCTGTCGTTCATCATGATGGCGGTGGAAGGCGCAGAACGATAAGCGGGATCAACAGAGTGAATCAGGTCAATGATCTCATCTGCGGTGATGGCAGCAGTGCCAGCAGCGGTTTTGCCCAGCGTCGAGTTGGTCACGATGCCTTCGACATCAGACGAACCAGAGCCAGTGGTCAATTTGCTGTTTGCAATGCGGCCCAGACGCTCACCCAGTAGTTCGCCCAGCAGCGATTCGATGTTCAGGATCGAATCATTTGCCAGTTCATACGACCAGCGCAACCAAGCGGTGTCAAAGGCATATGCGCCCAACTGACCCTGACTAACGACCACATCCTTGCTGCCATCGTCAGTGACAGAACCACCTTCGGTGTGCGCAACAGCCGTCACAGCCGTGTCGTTTACAGTCGGGATGTTGAACGTGTTACCACCAGTGGTGTTGATCACAGTGAACAGGTTCGAATCATACATCGGGCCAGAAGCAATCATGGCCTTTTCAATGAACGATGCCAGTTCGACAGGCACAGTGTAACCACCAGCGGAGTTCGTGCCAGCAGTCTGTGCGCGAACTTCCGAACGCTGCAAAACAGCGCGATGCTCTGCATCCAAACCATCAACGCCGCCGTTGGCGATCATGGCGTAAAATGCGGTGCGATAGTCAATCTTTGCGCCATCATCAACAGCAGCCACAGAGGTGCGCTCTGCGACAGGACGCTTCGAAAGATCGATGCCTTGTGCAGCACGAACAGCAGCGTCCACTTTTTCCATGCGCTTTGCCACGCCGTCCAAGCGGTCATGTTCAGCCATCATGGCGTCAAATTCGCGCTCGATTTCAGCAGCGCGGGCTTCGTTGGTTTTGTCCGTAGCTTCAGCAAGCTTAGAACGGGCCTCGGTGGCGATACGCGCCATTTGCTCCCGCAGGGTCTTTAGTTCAGCCATGATGGCCTCCTATACGATGCCTTGCCCAAGGGCGAAAATGGGCAAACAGCGGGAGTCCGCCGTTATTCGTCAGCCACGAAATCCTTGCGTTCCCATGCTTGGCACACGCGCAAGTTGTGGCAAATAAAGTCTAGCTTTTCGCACCACCCACGACCGCCACCATCCATGTCGAATGGCGTTAGCGGGATGTCTTCCATTGACCGCACCATTTCTGGCGTATTGTTAAAATACGAACAGTTTGCGCAGAGTTGACGGCGGGCCTCAGCTTCGTTGATGCTCCAAACATCAGCCATCTTTGCCCAGTATTCTGGGTTTGCGGCTGGATCAGATGAAGCAACTTCTGGCCCAAGATTCCAGTTTTCAATCGCGTTCTGCATATTGATTGCATTGACGCTGCCAGAGACGATCTCAGGCTGCTCAACCTCTGGCAAAAGATACTCATTGCGCAGATCGATGCCAGAAGCCTTGGCCTTCATACGCATACGGCGCACGGCCTGAGATTTGATCTGTTCCTCACGATGCTTTTGCAGCGACCGCAGCGCAATTTCAGTGCCGTCATAGGCTGGATTTGTCACGATGCTCACATCAAGCAACTGCGCTTCCTCAATCATCCGCTTGGGCATCTTTGCGCTTTCATCCCACTTCTGGCGCACTGGCCGAAACGCAAATGACATCTTATCCAAATCGCCACGCTTCATCTTTGGAACAATGCTGCGCACATCTGGGTCTGTCTGATCAAGCATTGCTTCCATGTAAAGGCCACGCTGATCTTCAACCAAGGTTAAAGTGCCAGAACGGGTGCGGGCAAGCGGCAAGCCTTCATGGTTGATCAGAAACACAACATCGTCACGGCCAATCGCATTCTTGAATGCACCGCGCATGATAACTTCAGTGAACATTCCGCCAATGTTTGTTTCTTTACCGAACACAGCGGCATAGCCAGAAACACGAATTTCACCACTATCAGCTTCGCGGATTTCTACAGGAACGCCACGGCGGATTTCTTTTTCAGACATATCTGACCCCGTTTGATTTCCTGATTGTAGCACATTGCGGCTGGTGTCGTCTATTGGAACGGCATCTTCAAACAATATAGGTTCAAAGCCATTATCTTTCAGCCACTTCTTAGCCTGTGCTGGTGTAAACTTTGACGCATCAAAGCGGATTGCTTGGATCACAAGCGGATCATCACCTTTGATTCCATAGATGAAATCAACGCCATCACCACCTTGATCGTTCACACGGCTGAATTTATCAAATTTACTTGGGTCAACCAAACGCGCAGCGTGTTCATTCGGATATGGCATTTGGTTTTCCCATAGGCTGTGAACCAAGCGGAACAGTTGCGCCTTGGATCAGCAGATCAGTTGCACCCTTGGCTGGTAAGTTCTCAATAGCGCGAATCTCATCGGGTGTGCGAATAGCGTTCTGAATCGAAACTGCATAAGCCTCCATGCGGCTTTTCAGATCACCGCGCAGAAGGCCATCCACATTGAATTCAACATAGAAATCTGAACCACGGCCAAAGAATTTCAGGTTCATTTCCTGTTCGAACTGTTCCACCC